TGGATTTAACAGAAGTACATGTGATGGACCTTAAAGAAAGCAATGCCTATAAAACTTCTGGTGGTCCAATTAGCATTATAGACTTTGGTGCAGGGTTTGATACGATTATTACAGGCAATGTTGAGGCAGATATTAGTCTTGATCTTACCGAATACGATAGCGGTGCTGTTTTCCAGGGCGCTCAAATTGATTATATGACTGTTTATTCAGGGGCGGTTCAAGGTGGCTATATCGCGACTACAGCGACGGTAACTGGCCAAGGAGGAAGATTAATTTTTACTAATTATGGGATGCTTTTGCAGGGGTATTCTGGTGGATGGGTATCGGCTATACAAATAGCTGCCGCCGCCGATGCGAATAACCCATTAAGGGTTATGGTTTCCGGTGTACTTCATAATGTAACCGAAGGGGCTTCGGATTCCGGCGGCGCGGGCTATAAGGTTTTAAGAGTTCCTAATTAAAATGAAAATTATGAAAAAATTAATATTTGTATTAATTATTTTATTTGTTTTAATTGCTTATCCATGCTTCGGGGGGAATGGGTTTTATATTAAAGACGAACCTCTTTCCCCTGCAACAGCAAAGATAATTTATCAGATGCTTAAAACATCGCAAATAAGAGGGGAGGATTCAGGAACATATATTAAAATATGTTTGTCTCTGGAAAGAATAATTAATGGTGAGGATGTTGTAATCCAAAAAGTAATTAAACCTGAAAAAGAGATTAAAAAAGACGATTAAATGCCAACAATTAGCGGAAATGACATACAGGTTGATTATAAAGTATATGACGACGTTGATCTTGTGGTTTCGGGCACCGGTTGTATTCTAAATAATTGTACTATTTATGATGGCACTTTTATTGCTTCAGAATCTATGACTGTTAATAATTGCATTTTCACTGTTTGGCCAACTGTTGCCCCCACGAAAACCCTTACAATGAACAATTGTATAATTTCTGTGGCTGAGCCAACTGTTAATGGAGGTTTTGGCCAGGGGTATGATGCGGGCTTTAATGTTTATTATGGCACAATTACTGATACAGATTGCCAGTGGGCAACCGATCCGCTTATGATTGACCCGGCAAATGATGATTTTACTTGTGGGGCTGGATCACCTTGTCTTGGTGCAGGATTAGATTTAAATTTGGAAGAAGATAATGTTGGATATCCGGTACCTAATGGGGCCACAACAATTGGCGCCTTTGAACACGTTATCCATACTTTAGTGCCAGCGGACACAATTACTTTGTCTGAGGCATTAATTCAAGCATATGGATTGACCCAAGCAGATTCAATAAGTTTATCTGATGCAATGGGAAAAAGTTTTGGAATGGCAATTCCGGAACTAATACGATTAACCGACGCCTATACTTCTGTTGCCACATATTATCGGACAGCATTTGATACAATAGTTTTGTCTGATATAATGGACAAGAATCGGGCCTTAGTATTTACCGATACCATAACATTATCGGATGCAAAAGTCCCGTTAATTGGCTTAGGTAAGGCAGACACGATATCTTTATCTGATAGTTTTGTAAGAGCGACAACTTTCCTAAGATCGATTTCAGATTCAATAAGCTTGTCCGACACATATGCCCCGACTTATGGGTTGAATGAATCCGACTCAATATCATTGTCCGATGCATTAATAAATGCGTTTACAATGGTGATTCCGGAAAGAATTTGGTTAACTGATGCGATAGCAAATGTCCTTAGTGTAGATAAGGTAGATACAATGAATTTGTCTGATGCACTAATAAATGCCGTTGGCTTAAATAGAGCAGACACAATAACACTTTTTGATGTCATTGCTACTGCATTAGCCGAATTATTAACGCTAAATTTAAGCGATACAATAACATTGTCCGACGCATTGGCAAATACTTTTGGATTAAATGAATCAGACACAATAACACTGACTGATATTCTTTCTGCATCGCAGGGCTTTATTTTAGCCTTATCGGATACGATAAATTTATCTGATGTGATGGGTTTGGCCCGGGCATTAAGCCTTACTGATACTATAACATTAACTGATGCATCAACAAGAGAATTCGGGCTAAACAAAACAGATACAATTACCTTAACTGATTTGCTCGAAAGAGTAATCGGGTTTATCTTAGCGCTATCAGATACAGTTACTTTAACTGATGCAATATCAAAACAACCAATAATTGATAAAGCGGATATAGTATCATTATCCGATGCAATAGCAAAAACCTTTGAATTAAGCCCATCGGATACAATGACATTATCGGATGCAATCGGAAGATTTTTTATATTTGTAATTAGCCAAAATGAAACAATTGAAGCACTTTCAACAATAAAAACGGAAATGACAAACCAATCTTTAGTTCTTTAAATGTTAAACTTTAAATGTTAAACTTTAAATGTTAATCGCAACACAAAGGAGAACAACATGTTAAAAGCCGGAATGACAATCAAAGACAAAATGGCAATGCAAGTGGGCAAAGGATATCATTCTGTGATGAAGATGTCTGGTGTAATTGAATTAACTCTTTTCGATGAAAATGGGAATATGAAAGATTATCGAAAAGACACAAATACGGTTACGACTTTGGGGTTGGCTATGGCGGCTGATCAATTTGATGACGGCCCGACAATTGTACAACCGGGATGGATGGAAGTTGGTACTGGTACTGGCCAGGGCGCTGGGGATTCAATCCTTGCTTCTTATCTTGCTGGATCAAGAACCGCTAATACCTCCGCAACAACTACTGCTGCGGCAGTTGCTTATGTTTGCTCTTTGGGTGCAGGGGTTGGCACTGGGGCCATTACAGAGGCGGGATTATTTAATGTAGTTACTCAAAATACCACTGATTTAATTCTGTATGATGATTTTGCGGTGGTAAATAAAGCGGCGGGTGATACCTTGGCCATTACTTGGACGCTTACTTTTGCTTAAAATTTGAAAGAAGATTAAAATGAGCAAAATCTATAAAAATCAAGATTATTTAAGGATCAAGTTGCATTTGGGTTGCGACCTATCTGGGGCTACTCCAATAATTAAATATCAAGATCCGAACGGTGTCGAAGGAAGTTGGTCTGTCACTGCCGTTGAAGATGAGGTAAATGGCATTGTTTATAAAGATTTTGTTTTTGGAGAAACATTGGCTGTATCAGGGAGATGGACCTTTTGGGGATATGTTACTTTTCCTGACGGGAGAATTGCCCCTGGCGAAGCATACAGTCAATATATATATGATGAGGGGTCATGAGCTGGATACTGCCATCATTAGATACCCAGGTTCAAGTTGGGAAGCCTGCTAATACTCCCAATGCCGAGGGCGGGGCTGATTTTTCATTCGAAAACCTAATGACGGTTTGGATGGGATTTAAGCCGGTTGGATATAAAACGAGTGGAACAAAATATGTGCGGGGAAAACAAGTTAATATGGCGGTGACGCATGAGTTCAAGGTGATGGCACTTGAAGTGGAAAATTTGGGTCGGGAATTTACTGCCGCCTTCGGCATTGGCTTCAAAGGGATTGGCACATTATCTCCGTTAAAATCAGATTATTTTTTATTTGTTCAAGAAGAAAATGTATCTGCAGGTCGATTGTTTAGGATTCACGAAGCACAAAAAGTTAGAGAAGAAGATGAATATATGTCTATTCTCGCAGAGGAAGTTGAAGAGCAAGGGACGGGGTGGGGCGAATGATGGATTCAAGGGAGTTAAATAAGTTAAATAAGAAGTTGGCAAAGGTTGAGAAAAAACTTATGGCCGCTGTTGCCAAAATTCCCCTTGCTGTTACACAAGAACTTGCTGCCGGGGTTATTAAGATCCGAAATACAATAATTGAATCAATGCGAGAAAAAAAGCATGGTATAATTTATAAAAGAGGTAAGAAAAGTCATCAGGCATCGGCTCCCGGAGAAGCCCCTGCAGTTGATACAGGGGAAGGCCTTCGATCTGTAATGTTTGATGTTCGCAAAATGGAAGTTGAAATTGGAACGGCGGGTGGTGCTCCTTATCTTGCAATGTTAGAAGGTGGAACGGTTAAAATATTTGGGGAAGGGACAATTATTAATGATTTAATTGAGCCCCGGCCATGGTTAGGCCCAGCGGTTGAAAAACACCATAAAGAAATAATTCGCAGAGTTGGTGAATCAGTTTTTGATGTAATAAAGAAACCATTTGAAGGAAAATAAATGCAAATTGGTCCTGTAGCCCTTAAAATTCGTTTGGCAGAAACCCGCTTCGGAAATAATGTATTTGGAGCGGCTGAATTAGCGATGGCTTTAGAATACACATTAAAACAGGATTGTGCCTTTGTTGTACAAGTAAGCGAGACGGCAACTAATAATAATCTGGATGGTGGTATTAGCCAAGTAATTTCAGAAAAATTTGCCGTAATGGTTGCTCTTAATAATGGGGAATCTGAAAAAGGGAAAACCGGAGTAATTGCATTTGATAAATTAGCAGAAGCAAGAGCCCAGATTTTTAAGGCAATATTGGGGTGGCAAATTACCGGGGCAGAAAGCCTTGTTGAATATGCCGGTGGTAAAGTAGCAGGAATCAATAGGGCTTATCTTTGGTATCAATTTGAATTTACTGTTGATACAAGAATTGATGATGATGATGGCGTTGGCATTGGGGTAGATACAGAGGACCTTGGCTATTTTGATACATTATATGCTCAATGGGTACTAACACCAAGCCTAAATGCAACAGCCGTTGAGGGGGCAAGTGCTTTGCCTGTAACAACCATTGATCCAGATATGACTTCGATTATAGATTTTACAAAAAATAAAGATGTTGATGGCCCATTTGGGGCAGGATTTGGAATAAAATTTGATACATTTAAACCATAAAAAGGGGCCGTTATGAAGAAATATACAGCTTTTTTAATCCCGATGCACGATCTTATTGTTCGCGATCCAGTGACTAAAAAAATTATGTTAAAAACTGGAGAAGAAAAAGTAATGGTTGGCAAAGATGGCCGATACTGGAAGCGCAGAATAAGCGATGGCTCGGTTAAGATATTAGAAAAAAGAGAAAGAAAACAAACTATACGGCAGAAACATATAAAAAAGGAGAATGACTAATGGCTATTTCGGTTTATCAGATTAGAAATAAAATCAATGATAAATCTTATATAGGCATTTCTGTTGATGTTGAAAAAAGATGGAAAGACCATAAGTCTTGGGCGGGTAGGCCTGTAATACAAAGTGCCATAAGAAAATATGGAGAATCCTTTTTTGATTTTTCAGTATTGGAAGAAACGGAAACGTGGGGGCAGGCTTGTGAAAAAGAAAAACAATATATTTCTAATTTTAAAACAAAGGCTCCTTATGGGTACAACCTAACTGATGGTGGAGATGGTTTCCTTGGTGGTAAGGCGTGGAACAAAGGCCTTCCTATGTCTGATGAAGTTAAAAAGAAACTATCTAAGGCTGTAAAAAAATATCATCAAAATAATGAAAATTCATTTAAAGGAAAAGTTCATTCTGCCGAATCAAAAGCCAGGATATCTGAATCATGTAAAGAGGCAATGACAGAAGAGCGTAGAAAGAAAATATCCGAAGGGCAAAAGGGGAGAAAGCTATCAAAAGAAACAATAGCCAAAATGAGCAATAAAATTCCTTGGAATAAAGGAATTCCTATGGCAGATAAAAGCAAAAAGATATTGTCTGACGCCTGTAAAGGCAAAAACATGGGGAAGCAAAACCCTTTTTATGGACAAAAACATACTGATGAAACTAAAAAGAAAATTGCCGCAATACATAAGGGGAATTCTTATAATTTGGGGAGAAAATTTTCCGAAGAACATAAAAGAAAATTATCGGCGGCTAAAATGGGGAATAAAAACCGGCTGGGCGGCAACAAACATTTAGAAAACAATATAAAGACAACCTCAATTAAAGAAGGAGAATGCTAATGGCGATTTCATTTAACAATATTAGTCCAAATGTTCGAACTCCAGGCGCCTACGTCGAGATTGACAACTCAAGGGCGTTACAGGGGTTAATTCAGAACCCTCATAAAGTTTTGATCCTTGGCCAATTGGCAGAAGGGCTAACAACTCCAACCCCGACGGCAACCCATGATGCCCTGTATGCTATCACAAGGGATAATCTTGCGGATGGTTTTTTTGGCATGGGTTCGGTTTTGGCCAGAATGTGCAATACTTTTAAAGACAACAACCCTAATACCGAATTATATGCCATGGCAATCGGATCTGGTATTGCTGGCACAGCGGCGGAGACAAAGATTGATGTCGGCGGGGCTGTTTATTCCACCGGGGTTTCTTGCAATGGTACTTGGTATTTAATGATTAATGGTGAAAGTGTAGACGTTGCCATCACCTCTGGGATGACTCCGGAATCAATTGCAACAGATACGGTCGCTGCTATTAATTCAAATTCGAACTTACCGGTTACTGCCGCTGTTAATGGAACGAGTGCAGGTCGGGTTGATATAAGTGCGGTATGCTCTGGCACACTTGGTAATTATATTAATATTCGTGAAAATTTTTACGATTATCAATCCACCCCGCTTGATTTTGTTTCTGGCTCTGTTGGCCCGTTGACAATAGGATCTGGCGGAATAGCCTCAAGGATTTTCTTTTCCGTAATGCAGGGCGGGGCAACTGATCCCGACCTCGGCGATGCATGGGCAGTAATTGAGGGTGAGCAGTTTCATTATGTCATTCAGCCTTTTATTAATGCTCCGAATTTAACCGAGATTGAAGATGAAATGGCAGATCGTTTCTTGCCTTTGGAAGATCTTCAAGGCCATGCTTTTACTGCTGTTCGCGGAGATCAGGCATCTTGTACAACGCTTGGTAATACTCGAAATTCGCCACACAATACAATTGTTGGCACTTATGATTCCCCGACGTGCCCGGAAGAATGGGCTGCTGCATGGGGCGCTGTTTGTGCATGGAATCTCAATAATGACCCGGCAAGGCCGCTGCATACATTGAAGCTCAAGGGTATATTGGCTCCACCTATTGAAAATAGATTTACTCGGGCGGAACGGGACATCCTGCTTTATGACGGGATTGCCACATGGACCACTGATTCATCTGCGGCTGTTCTGATTGAGCGATCTATTACAACGTATCAGACAAATTCCTTTGGGTTTGCCGATTCGTCATATCTGGATATCCAGACTTTGGCGACGCTGGGAGAGATCCGGTATCAGTACAAAGCACGGTGTCTTAACCGCTTCATTCAGCCAAGATTTAAGCTTGCGGATGACACATTTCCGGCGCAGCCTGGCAGCAAGGTTTGTCGGCCGAAAGATGTCAAGGCGGAAACGATTGCCTTGTTCACGCTTTTGCGCGATAAGGGACTAATCGAAAACCTTGACGAATTTATTGATAACCTTGTCGTGGAAAGAGATACAACGGATCGGAATCGCGTAAACGTACTTTTACCTTGCGACGTCATAAATCAGTTTTTGATACTTGCAGGAAACGTGCAGTTTATTCTGTGATATCAATATGTTAAAAGAGGAAGGTAAAGAGGTAAATATTTTTACCTTTCTCTTGATTTTTGTATGTTTTTATTATATAATAATAATATGAAATCAAAATTTAAAAGAAAGAAATTATTTATTGTTTATCAAATGCATTGCAAAGCAAACAATAAATATTATATAGGAATTTCTAATAATTTTAATAATAGAATTTTAGATCATTGGAAAGAAGCTCGGTGTGGAGGACAAACTGTTTTAAACAGAACTATTAGAAAATATAATAAGAAGTCTTTTGTTGTTTCTAAAATCGATAGTGCCAATACCTGGGAAGAGGTTTGTCAATTAGAAAAATATTATATTAAGAAGGGTAAAACAAAAGTACCAAATGGTATGAATATGACTGATGGCGGAGAAGGGGTTCTGGGGCTAAAACATTCTGAAAAAACCTTAAAACAAATGCAAATTAAACAACAAAATAGAGAAAAGCAGCCATTCCAAAATCAGAAACATACACAAAAAACAAAAGACAAGATATCAAAGGCACATACGGGAAAAAGAATTGGTGATCTAAACCCAATGTTTGGCAAAAAATGCCCTGAACAATCTGAATGGATGAAGAAAAACAACCCAATGTATAATCCAATTACATTGGCGAAAACCGTTAAAGCAAATACTGGGCAAAAGCGAACAAAAGGTTTTTGTAAATCTCAATCTGATAAAAATTCAGGGCAGAAAAATGCGATGGCCAAACTAACAGAAGAAATTGTTCTTGAAATTAGAAAATTATATGACAGCGGGACAGATCAACCACAATTGGCAAAAAGATTTAATGTAACGCAACCAAATATTCATTGTATTGTAAAAAGAAAAAGTTGGGCACATATATAACCATAATAAAGCTTGATTTTTTAACAAAAAAGTTATATACTAAATAAAATTTAAAAAGTATTACGACGGACATTCGGCAACCATCAGCAGGCCTCCCGTCACGCAGGTTAAAATTATCTGCGGGGCGTGAGGCTTTTTTATTTTAATACAGAGCAACATCAGAAGTAAGGAGAAATAACATGGCGAAGATAACTGGCAGGATAGAAGTTCTGCTAAATGGAAATTTGATGCTTAACAAAGCAGGTGCAGTGGCAAACGGTATTGGCATATCCGGCGAGCCGAATTTTGAGCTTGAACAAATCATGGGTGATTCTGGGCCTCATGGGTTTATTGAGAAACCGGTACCCGCTACATGCGAAGTAACTGTAACAGATCGCGATGATATTTCCTTATCTGATATTGCCAGGATTCGAGAAGATGGCACTGTTATTTTCAGAGCAGCCAATGGAGGGAAAGTCTATACGATGGAAGGGGCAACATGTATGCGGAACTTCACTGTCACCGGCGGTGAAGGCGAGACTCCAATTACGTTTATTGGCGGTTTTTGGACGGAAACCGTGAGCGCTACTTAATTTAAAGGATAAATTATGAGTGAAAAAGAAAAAATAATTAAGCTCAAATATTCAATTCCAATCCCTGGTAAAGATGGGGAAATAATTATGACAAATGAATTGAAGATTGGGCGATTAAAGGCAAAGCATTTAAAGCTTTTGCCTGATAGCTTTATGGATAGCAATGGGCAATTGTCGCCTGGGGATATGATCCCGTTAATTGCTGGGCTTGCAAATATTCCCGAATCTACTGCTGATGAAATTGATATGGAAGATATGACGGAGGTAGCAGAAGCGTTGCAAAGTTTTTTAGGGCAATCCCTGGAAACTGGGAAGAAATAATTTGGGGGATTGGATATATTTTTAAAATCCCTCCCTCCGATATTTGGGAAATGGATATGAAAGAATTATTGTTTTGGGATAAAGGCGCGGGGCAGATAGCAAAATGGAAAGAGAGGAAATAAATGGCAGGTAAAACTTTCGATCTTTCTGTTATTTTTCGGGTCCTAGATAAAGCATCTGGGCCTATAAAAAAAGTTACCAAAAACTTTAAACAATTGGGGGATACTGCTAAAAAAGCTGGCAAAAAAATGAAAGAAGTTGGTAGAGATATGTCTATGAAAATGACTCTGCCGATTGTGGCTTTTGGTGCTCTTGCCATTAGGTCAGCAATAAGTTTTCAAAAATCAATGAATATGGCTGGGGCAGTTACCAAGGCAACAGGGGAACAGTTTATACAGTTAGAAAAATTAGCAAAAAATCTTGGGGCGACAACCCAATTTAGCGCCTCTGAAGCGGCAGAAGGTATGAAATTTTTAGGGATGGCAGGCTTAACAGTAACGGAAATAATGGGTGCCCTTCCAAGAACGCTTGAATTGGCCGCTTCTGCACAAATGGATCTTGGTACTGCTGCTGATATTGTAACTAATATTATGTCAGGTTATCGATTAGAAACAAAAGATCTTGCGATGGTTAACGATGTTTTGGTTAATGCTTTTACATCTTCAAATACTAATTTGCAGCAATTAGGGGAAGGAATGAAAGTTGTTGGCCCAGTTGCAAAAGGTTTGGAATTCAGATTTAATGAAACAGCAGCAGCATTAGGCATTCTTGCTAAAAATGCTTTTCAAGGAACATTAGGTGGTACTGGTTTACGACGGATAATGACAAACCTAATGTCTCCATCGAAAAAAGCCCAAAAGATGTTCGATCAACTTGGGATAAAAGTAAAAAATGCAGATGGAAGCTTAAAGGATATAACCGGGGTTCTTGGCGAATTTGAAGAAGCACAAAAACGAGGAGCAAAACAAGTTTGGTTAACCCAGGCAGCAATGGAAGCTTTTGGACAACGTGGTGGCCCTCAATTTATAGCTTTATTAGGGGCTGGTTCTAAAGAACTTAAAAAGTTTGAAAAAAATTTAGAAGAAACAGGAACAGCAGCTAAAGTTGCTGCCGCGCAAATGAAAGGTTTACCAGGAGCATTTTTGCTATTAAAATCTGCTTTTGAAGCAGTTCAATTGGCAATTATGGGCACCACTTTTGGTGATTTTATTGAAAAAATAGTCCGGGGCCTTTCTGCTTGGTTGCAAAAAATGGCAAAATTAAACCCTATATGGTTAAAATGGGCGGCAATTCTTGCTTCTGTTATAGCTTTAATCGGCCCTTTATTAATAGGCATCGGCCTTTTGGCTACTGGTATGGCAACACTTTCAGCGGTTTCTTTACCCGTTGCTCTTATTTCAGCGGCTATTCTTGTCCTTGTTGCCGCAATTGGAGCTGTAATATACTATTGGGATGATATGACAAAGAAAATGTCTACTAACCCTTTTGGATTTCTTATTGATTTGGTTTCCATGTTAACTCTTGGGATAATTCCTAATTTTGAAAAATGGCAATTTATAATGTCGTCTATATGGAATACAATTAAGGGGATTGGCAGTTCTGCCTTTAATCTAATCCCAGATTTTCTAAAAAAGAAAATGGGTATGGGTGGGGCAAGTGCCGGAGTTCCAGGTGGCAGCGGCGTTAAAGGATTAGCCGGGGCAGAAGGAAAATCACAAACAGATATAAATCTTAATGTATCATCTGATCAAGGATCAACAGTAACGGTTGAAAAAGTAAAAAAGAAATCTGGTGATGCAAATTTTAACTTGAATACTGTTGGCTATGCGGGGATGTATTAATGAAAGGTAATTTTAGAAGAAAAGGCACATCCCTTTTGTGTGCTTGCGGTTGTGGGGGACGAGTTAAACGGAGCAAGGATAAAAATGGATGGAATAAATTTATTCATGGGCATCATACTCGGGTTAATAATCCGATGGATAACTCCTCGTCCCGACAAAAAGTTTCCAATACATTATTGGGGCATAAGGTTTCTAAAAAAACTCGGGCTAAAATATCTAAAAAAAACAAAGGAAAACTTATTGGTATATTGCATCCTTTTTATGGGAAGAAACATACAGATGAAGCAAAAAGAAAAATATCTATTGCTGGCAAAAGGCTTACCCATACAGATGAAGCAAAAAGAAAAATATCAGAGACTGGTAAGGGAAAAATTATTTCTTTAGCCCAAAGAAGAAAAATTTCGAATACATTAACCGGTAGAAAAAGACCCGAAATATCTGGCTCCAATAATCCTAATTGGAGGAGTGGTATTTCATGTGAACCTTATTGTGATGTTTGGTTAGACAAGGATTATAAGCAATCAATAAGGGATAGAGATAATAATCAATGTCAAAATCCTGATTGCTGGGGCACTTCAAATAGAATCCATATTCACCACATAAACTATATTAAAAAGGATTGCACCCCTTATAATTTAATAACTCTTTGCAATAGTTGTAATTCAAGGGCAAATCATAAAAGGGGCTTTTGGATGAGATTATATCAAAATATTATATTTAAAAAATATGATAATTCTTATGAGAAAAAAGGGAGTAACTCCTAATGACTGGCTGGAGAGATAGATTGGTTTGGGCGAAAAGCGATTCAAGCCAGAAGAAAATGGCTTCTTTCAGGAATGCCTATTTCTTTGTTCAGGATTCCGGACATAGTATTGGCCGCAGGAATGTTGTCCATCAATATCCTCAAAAAGATATGCCATATGTAGAAGATTTGGGCAAGGATACTGATGAGTTTTCTATTACCGGATATGTTGTTCAAAACGCAGAAAATTTTCAGGATTATATATCTGAAAGAGACGCCTTGATTGTTGCATTGAAAACATCTGGTAGCGGAACACTTATTCATCCATTTTATGGCGAAATCCTTGTTAATTTAGTCGGTAAGGCACAAATTAGCGAATCATTTAAAGACGGCGGTATCGCTCGTTTCACCATGGCTTTTGTTCTTGTCGGAGATGAAGGAACTCTTTTTGAAAAAATAGGTGTCGCAGATAGTATAAGTGCAGTTGATGTTGCTGTTGAAAGATCTTTACAGGATGGGGCAGATGCTTTTGGTGAAGGATATGATCCTGAAGATGCCCCAGATTTTTCTCTAAATTCTGTTCAAACATCAATCAATAAATTAAATACAATGCTTCGCTCC